CTATCTGATTTCGACTGCCTTATTTACCATCAGCGCGACCTCTTCCCGGGTCGCCATGCTTCTCGGTCTGGTCCCGTCGGTAATGCCCTTGGCCTTTGCCTGCTCCAGGCCCGCCTGGGCCCACTGGCTGGCTGGCTCCTTGGCCTTGCGGGCCATCCAGTCCTCCATCATCCGGTCAAACCATGCCTGCTCCTCCGTCAACTCCGGCTCCTCCTCTCTCACCGTCCAGCGCAGTACGCTGTTGATCCGCCGGTTTTCCGCGGTCTTGGAGACCGCCCCGTCCCGGCTCTGGTAGTAGCTCCCGCCGCCGTCCAGCTTGAGCACGTCGGTAAAGCCAAGCCCCCGGAACACCCGGGCGGCCTCGCCGCTGTCCAGCAGATTTGTTGTCCTGGACTGCCACCCCATGACGTACACCACCATGCCGTCCCCCTTGAGGCCCACCAGCGTGTGCCAGGTGGCCCGCAGCGGGGAGGTGTCCCAGCCCTGCCCCTTGGCCTGGGCGGTGGTGCAGGCTTTCCCAGCCCGCAGCACGGGGATGCCGGACACGGCGTAGTCCGTCCCCTCCGGCACCGTCCGGATCTCCTCCACCCGGGCCTTGCCGCCAGAGATCAGCAGAGTGGAGATCGCCTTCCCGTACATAGGGTTGGCATAGACCCACCGGCCAGCGTCAAACGTGAACCGGTCCCACTGGAACCGCCCGCGCTCCTGGCAGTAGTGCCTCGTCCATTTCCCTGAGGCATTGTAGTCCGCCACCAGATGCCCCACAGGCAGGGTAAACGGCTCCCCACCCTCAGAATAATTGGCAAAATACCCCGCATTGGCGCAGCGGTCGCCGCACTCCGATTTTGGCCGGTCCACCAGCTCCACCGTCAGATCCTCCGCCGGCACGGCAGTCATCAGAACCTGCTCGCCTCCATTGGGCTGGAGGTCATACACCTCCACCAGGGCCGCCGCCAGCCCGGCCGCCGCCTGGTCCGCGAACTGCTCCGTCAGGATGATGGGGGTGTCCGTGGTGGAGTCCATAAACCCCAGCTCGATCAGCGTGGCCGGCATGGTGGTATAGTTGAGCACATACAGGCTCTGCTCCGCCAGAGGCTGCGCCCGGTTGCCCCGCAGGCCGGTGGAAGCCACGGTATAGCGGTACACCGCGTCCCGCACCACCTCACTCTGCTTCTGATGGCTGGGGGCCACATAGGCCACGATCCCGCCGCCGGAGCCGCCGTTGATCCCGGCATTGTGGTGGATGGACAGATACACGTCCGCCTTGGCCCGGTTGGCCGCCGCCACCCGCTGGGACAGGGTCACGTCCCGCCTGCCGGTCACATCGTCCACCCGCATGGTCTGACAGTCGTACCCCGCCAGGATGGCCTCCAGCTTGTCCGCCACCCGGCTGTTCAGGGTCCACTCCCGGGTCTCCCCGGGGTCGATGCGCTTAAGGCACCGCTTCCCCGGGGTCCCGATGTAGTGACCCGCATCGATGCAGATCAGCATGGGGTCACACCTCCTGACCGGCCTCCAAGGCGGCCTTGCGCTCCTCGTCCTCCTTGACGCCCGCATCCACGGCGGCCGCAAAGGCCTCACGGTCGTGGCCCGCGAAGGCGTCCATCAGAGCCTCGTAGTGGCCGCCAATGAACTTTCGAATGCCACTATCAGTCATACCCTCGGGAATGGGATTGTCATTCTGGTGATGGGCCAGGGCAAGAGTCAGGCCGGGAAGGTCCAGCTTCTCACGAGTCTCAAAAATATCATAGATGTAATTGGCGTTCATTTGCGTTCCTCCTCTCATGTTATCAGGTTCACTTGCTCAGCTGCTTGGCCGCCTGGTTGACACCGGTAGCAGCAAGGCCACTCACAATACCCACGGCCAGAGCCGTTACAGGGTCGGTAGCCGGGAAATCCGGCACTGCCAGGGCCATGCAGGCGATGCCCAGCAGTCCGCCGGACACGCCGCAGGCGATGGGGATCCACTTGTTGTCCACCCCGGACGCCTTGACCACCTGGCCGATCAGATAGCAGATCACCGTGATGGCCGCCACGCTCGCAATTCCAAAGTCCATATTCTCACCCCCCTCTAATTTCTAACTGCTCCACCCGACCCACCAGATCCCCGACCGACGGATCTCCGTCTCCGAGCTCCAGGTAGGACTGATACAACCCCTTGATGGTCTCCAGGGCAAACGGCGGCACGCTGCCCTTCTCGATGTAGTGCAGGCACTTGTCGATCAGCTTGGCCCGCAGCAGCATCTTCACCCCGTTTTCCATGGCCCTGTCCTTTTTGTGAACGGACCGCAGCTGCCCGGCCGCCCAACCGGCTACCAGAGCCAGCACCGGCGAGCATGCCGCCAGGATCCGCGTCAACTCCTCCATTCCATGACTCCTCCCTCTTGCATTTTCTCCAGCATAGCAGGTCCATTGTCTCGCCGCGCCCCGAAACACGCAAAAATTTCTGCTTTGTTGCGCCTCTCTGTGCACAAAAAGAGACCCGGGATCTCTCCCGGGCCTCATTGATTTTCATGGAGCGGTCAGCTATAATAAATTTAATCTTTTTGTGTTGTTGTATTAAAGCGGCCATGCAGCGCAACCGATACATCAGAAGCAAAAATCAAGCGGACTTTTAGATGGAGGAAAATGTATGGATAATATTCTATACGGAATATTCCTACTGGCGCAGTTCGGCCTACCGCTCGCCGCAGTTGTGTTCATCGCAATTTGCGTGGTAAGAGGAGAGATAAAGCAGCACGAATTGAAAGCGGCTGGCCTTGCAATTCTATGGGTGGCAGGGGGCATCGTTTTTAGCAGCGTGCTTTGCGCACTGATGGGGACTACTGCCGAAGGTGCAGAGAGGGTATGCTTTGCTATATACTGCGGCATATCCGTCGTCGCATATTTCGCTTGCAAGAGAAAGAAAGAGGACCGGGACTAACTCCCGGCCCTCTTTCTCATTTGTAGGGATTACTCTTTTCGCTCTTGCCTGCGGCCTCCCACAGATACGCCCTGGCCTCGTCATCAAGGCCGGGCAGCATATCAATGGCCGTCTGGACTTCCTCGCCGGTATAGCTGCCCAGGTTCCCGTTTTCCGTTGGTTGGTCAGCTACATGGAGGGCCAGCCGGTAGAGGAGGTAGTCCGCCTCGCTGATGCCATAGGCAGCGCCAGCAGCAATCTTCTCCTGGAGTTTTTCGCCGCTGTCGTTGCCCACAGTCAGGTCGTACAGGTCCTTCTCCGCAGCCTCTTGCTGGTCCCTGCTGGCAGCGGTCCATACCGAGCTGCCCGCCATGCTGTTTCGCGTGCTGTTGTAGCGCCGCTCCTGGCTTGGAGAGAGATACCGCTGCTCCAGGTCTCCGACACTCTCCACGCCCTGGTCCCGCTTCATGCGGCTTTCCATCGCGTTTCGGATTTTATCCTCCGGCATCCCGCTGGCAACCATGTCAGCATAGATGGTCTCGTATGCCTCCCGGTCATTGATGCTGGCGTTGTAGAGGATGTCGTAGAAGTTCTTGGTGTTTCCCTGGTAGCCCATGTTCAGCAGGGCTTTGTCGATGCGGTACTGCATCAGGTAGTTGTCCGTCTCGATGGCCGCTGTGGTGATGCCCGCCTGGATGTCCCGCTTGAGGTTTGCTACTGGGATGCCCAGCAGCCTGGATACCTCCGCAAGCAGATTTGCAGACGCACCGGCCACGGAATACTTACCCTCTCCAGAGAGAGCTTTTTTCATGTTGGCAGCCGCCTCCAGAACCTTGCTGACCGGCTCCATATCCATCCGGGACACGTCATACCCCTGCATAATGGAGACCAGGTCCTTGAAATAGGGGATGTAGCCCGCCGGGTTGAAGTTGGCCTCCAGGTTGCCGTCCCAAAAACTATTCCAATAGTCCAGGGCCGTCTCCTCCTCGCCGGTGAAGCCGGTGTATGCCGTCAGGAATTTTTCCCAATAGTCCCGTTCCTTGTCGTCGTCCCGCAGCGCGTCCACGATGGACTGCATGACTGCGTTTACCGCAAAGGATACCACCAGCGCAGCGGAGGTCCTTGCAAGGGCGCGTTTGGCATTGCTCCGGCCATCCTTTCCTGTTGCGTGGCGCAGATCGTATACCGCATTCACAAACATATTGTAGGTTTTGGTCGGCTCCGCCATGAAGGAGGTCGCCATTTTCGTAAGAGCATCGGGGGAGCGCATGATCTGAGACCGCTGGAGAAGTCCGTCTACCACCTGCGTCTGGTCCACGACCTCAGAAAACCGCGTGCTGACGGCCTGGTAGAATGCCTCCGTTCCAGGCTTGAGGCCGGGGCGCTTGTCCCGCGTCTCCGCCTCCACAGCGTTCCAAAGCCGCGCCCACGCAAATCTGTCCGCCTTGCCCGCTCCGGCCATAGCTGCCTGCTTGACCTTCTCCATCACACTGTCAGAGGATAGGAGAACGTCCTTCATCTGGCGGCCCGTGTTGATGTCAAAGTAGCCCCAGTCCTTCCATACGGCGATAGGCGCATACTTCTTGACCTTGGCCCAGTCACCCCGCTTGACCGTACCGGCCAGCAGGTACTTGGGGTCCAGGCTGCTCATAGCCCGGAGGATAGCCGTGGGCTGCTGGAGGACGACCCGAATGTTGGCGGCCACAGCCGCCGCCTTGTAGTTGCCCACCAGGGCGTCGGTGAAGTTGCCGGTTCCGTTTGGCCGCACCCCCTGGTTGATGTCGTCCACCAGCTTGTTGAGGTAGGCATTTCCGTTCTTGCCAAATACCCGTTCGATGATGGACTTTACATCTCCCGTTCGGTTGCCCTCGCTGTCCCGGAACGTGAAGTCCCGGATGCGACGGATGTTCTCCATGGTAGGCAGCCACGCCGCATAGGTCGCCATGTCGTTGACATGGCTGGAGTAAGTGTCGAAGATGCTCTCCAGCATGACAGCGTTGTTCGCCTTGGGGGTCACGCTCTTGGTGAAGCCGCGCCCGGCGATGGTGGCCACCTGCGCCTCTTTGGAGATGTCCCGCTTGGTCTGGTTCTTGTCCACTTTGATGGGGTAGTAGTCCTTCTCCGTGAACTTGCGGTAGCCGTACACGGCCATACTCGCCTCGTTGCCCAGCTCCGCCAGATTTCCCCCCATGAACTTTTGCAGACCGTCGGCAATCCTGATCTGCTCCTCCGTCAGTGTGCCGGTGATGGTGGCAAGGTCGTCCATGCTCACCTTCACGGGGTCGGAGCGCCGGTCCTCCCGCAGCCCCCGCCCGCTGCTGATAGTGTCGGGTCGGATGCCGCCCTTAAGGATATGGTCCTGGGCCTGTTTGCGCTTCATCAGCTCGTAAAGGCCCATGATCTGGGCTGTGCTCATGGTCACCTTCCCACCGCTCAGCTCAAAGGTGTGCTTCTCCCGCTCCAGCTTGTTGACGTCGGTTTTCCCGATGATTTCCGCCGTTTTATCCTGGGCCTGCTGCATGATGGTAATGTGTCGGTCCTGGGCCGCGCGCATCATGCGGAACAGCTCCTCGCCGGTCTTGCCCAGCCGGTGGAAATAGCCCTGTGGGGTCAGCATATCCAGGTTCACCAGGCGGTCAACTTTGCCGGCAATGCCCCGGTAGTCCCCACGGTCCTGCCGGAGGATGTTGTCGGAGCGGATACCGTCGGCAAAGCCGGAGATCGTCTCAAACCGGGAGGCACCCAGCATCTTATTGGCCGTGCGGATGGATGCTTCCACCGCCTTGAGGGTGGCCCATACGGTGGCGAGCTGGTCCATGCCCATATCCGCGATAGGTGTGTTTTTCATGGACTCCAGCTCGTTGAGGTTGTCCATCAGGTCCGGGTCAATGATAAGGGTGTAGTCTCCGCCATCCTTGGCGATCTCCGCATAGGCCAGCCGCAGCGCCCGAAACGCCTCGGTGCGCTTGGTGGGCGTGCCGGGTCCATCCTTCACCCGCTTGCCGGTGTTCGGGTCCGTGGTGTAGGCGCTCTCCAGGTTGATGCTCTCCAGTATGGCAGCCACAGCCTGGCGCAGGTTCTCGGGGATGTGCTGCTTGTCGCTGGGGCGGAGGAGCTTCTGGGACAGGGCGCTGGCGTGGCGCATGATCTTGGCCCGCAGCTCACGGGCGCTCCGGCGCTCCCGGCCCGCCGCGTCCTTCTCCCTGTACCGCTGTTTCAGTTTGCCGATCTGCTCCGCCCGCCGGGTCCGCTCCCGCTCCACGGCCTTTTCGGTCCGCTCCCGGTTCTGCCGCCGCAGCTCCGCAAGGCGGGCTGCATTCTGCTCCCGGACCTTCTGGACCCGCTCCCGACCCTTGGCCTTGGCGTCGTCCAGTTTCCGGGCCTGACGGTCCGCGAAAGTGGCCCGGGTCTGGGGCAGGTCAAAGAACCGCTCCATGATCTCGTTGGCCGCACCGGTGATGGCCTGCTGCATATAGGGGTCGAAGGGGTTGTATTCCTCCACGTTGTAGATGCCGTCCATGACCTCCGCGATGCGGAGCAGCTGGTCCACAGGGTTGTTCTCCCGCTGTTCGTCGAAAAACTCAGGCCACATCTCGGACATCTCCTGATACACCTGGTCAATGTTGGTGTGCCCCTTGCGGATGACCATGCGCCCCATCTGATGCTTGCGCCAGTCTCCATAGTCCGGGATGTCCCTGCTGTCCTCCTCAGAGAGGGACAGGGTGGTGGACCGCAGATACGCCCGCAGATCGCTGTACTGCTCGTAGGTCTCATCCACGGCCACAGCGTTGCCCACCAGTTTCTCAGCAATGGCCTCCGCCCTGCGGCGTGCCTCGGTGTAGGTCAGCTCGTCCTTGCCGTCATAGCCGCTTGCGACGTAGTCGTAGAGGCTCTGGATGTCCTGGGTGATGTCTCCGGCGTCCAGGTCCGCGCCATAGGAGCGGATAAGCTCCCGGGCCGCCTTCTGTACCGCCTTTTTGTCCGTAGTGACGCGCTTGGTACGCCGGGTCTGCCCCTTCCAGTATTCCACCCGCTCCCGCAGCAGCTCGTTCTCCTCCTGAAGCGCGGCGGCACTCTTGTTTTCCGTACCGGCTTTGAGGGAGTAGCGCTCTACTTCTTCTCCCTCTCCTTGCAGGTTTTCTCTCCGTCCATAATTTCCTCCGGTATCTGCTTCGGATACGCCATACAGGTCAGTGTGTGCGGAATGTGCTTCTTGCAGGTCGCGCACTGCCACGCCGCGTTTTTGGGTATCATGTCCTTGATGCTGGTCTCCGCCATTGATCTGTACCTCCTCCATATAGATGCGGGTGTGCCCGTTTTTGTCGGTTGTCACCCTGGTGATGTCGAACACAGAGCGGCGCGGGAAAAGCGCTTCGCTTTCAAAGTTGTTCCCCAAGCCCGCAAGGTCCCTGGCGTTCCGGCTGGCAATCTCCAGTGTCACGCCGTATTGGGTTCCATCGGCCAATGGATACCCGTCTGTCTTAGTCGATACGGAAGTATATGCTTTATAACGTGTGAATACCCCCTCGGCGTGCTGGACAATAAAAGCCTCATACTCCTCTTGGGGGGCAAAAACATCGTCAAAGTTCAGTGTGCGGTACACCGTACCCTCCACACGGGGAAGCTTCTCCAGAGCGTGGTCCAGCTCGTCCACCATTTTCTGCTCCGCCTCGGTCAGAGAGATGCCGTCCCGCAGCTTGGCATTGATCTTGTAACTCTCGCTGCTCTTGTATTGCAGCAGCGCGCTCCGCTCTCCCTCGGTCAGATCCTTTAAAGAATTTCTCGTTGCGCCCATTGTATCACCGTCTACCCCGGCTTGCAAGGTCTTGGCCTGCCTGATCCAGGTCTCCTCCACAGGAGACTTGAGGGAAAAGCGGGTTTTCCTTTGGTTATCTGCCTTAAACCGCTCGTGCAGCTCGTCCAGTTCCGAAATATAGGCATCAAAATCGTAGAATACCTGATGCAGAGAAGCGTGCAACCCTTCCATTTTATTTGCTGCATAGTGCCCATAAATAGTAGCGTTCAGCTCATCATACAGTCGCGTAGGGTCTGCGTCGGTGCCATCCACGCCCTGATGCTTTGCAGTATGGTCTAAAAGTTGACGTGTCAGCGGATCGCTCATGTTCAGCATTTCAGAGGTTCGTTCCACAAACTCCAGATAGGGCTTGTAACCCACCTGCCTCATCACATGGGTGATTTCATGCGGAGCAAACATTCCCCGGTTCTCCTCCGGCAGGATCTCTCGGAAGTAGATTTGCCCACCGGCGGCAAACGCCGGAGTGCGGCCCTTGTTCTCGGACCATACCATGTCCGACACAACAAAGCTGGGCACGCCGTAGTCCACCGCCGTCTGCTGCTCTGCATAGGCCACGCTGCCCTCGGGCGGTTCTACTGTATGGCCCTCGGCCCAGGAGCGTATAGGTGTTTGCCCGAAAGACGGGTTTACTCCTCCGTATCGTCCAGAAGCAGCAGAAAGCTCTCCGAGAACGCTTCTAGTCCCTTTATTTCTTTCTCCGTTAAAGGTCTGCCCAAACTCTCTGCCGCTGCCTTTTTGAGGTCCTCCGCTACCTGCTTTGCCTCGTTCATTCCTGCCGTCCTCCTTCAAAGAATTTCTTGTTGTGTTCATTGTACCATCGGCGCTCTCCCCTTGCAAGGTCTCCGTCCGCTTTGCCGCAGCCTCCAGGGCCGCCGTCAGCTTGCCCTCGGCGGTCTGGGCCTGCTTCTTCTCCGCCCCGGTCAGCTTGCGGACGATGGCCTGGATAGCGTCCCGCACCTTCTCCAGCAGAGTCCGGTTTTCCTTGTGCGCTTCAATGAAGCGATCCAATACCTTTCCGTCGTCGATCATGCGCCCTGCGTAGTCCGCCGCCACCTCGTCCATGGCCTGCTCGTAGGTCAGCGCTACACCCTGGGCGGCGTAGGCGTCAACGCGTCTCTGAATGCTGCTCTGCTCTTCTTGGGCGATAATGTCCCGGAACTCCCGGTACTCTGCTGGGGCAAGCTCCTGCATCCGGTGGGTCATTTCGTGTCCAACAACAGCCATGACCGGGTTGGGGTTGTTACGCTCCACCAGTACCGTGCTGCCGCTGATCTGTGCGTTGGCGGTGCCGCCGCGCACGCTGTCCACGAATTGCACCCGCACGCCCAGGGACTTTGCCACGCTGTTGATCTTGGCCGCCGTCTCTGCGGTGAGGTACGACCTCGTCTCTCCGTTCACATCCTCTATGGCGCGTCCGCTCTCCACAGCCTGCCGCACAAAGTCGTCGTAGACCAGGCCGCTGTCGCTCCCGGCGCTCTTGGCGTAGGGCGCAGCCTGCCGCTCTCTTTGGATGGAGAGGATCGCATCATTCTGTCCTGCGACATAGGCCGCGTATTTCTGCGCTTCGCTGAGCTGTGCGCCGTACTCGCTGCGCACCTTTCTCATGTCCATGTTGGAAATGCCCGCTTGATAGTAGGCGGCGAATCCGCCGTAATAGCTTTCCGCATCCGTCCTGCCATCATAGGCGGCCGCCAGCGCTTTCGCCCCACTCTCGCCGAAGGCGCGCGCCCCATCCAGGACCCGTTTGGCGTCATACACCCGCTTGGCCGCAGTCTGTTTCTCCCCTCCGGCGGTCCTGTTCTCCGTCCCGTAGGGGCCGATGTCCCC